CAGATTCAGATTCTTTATCCGCCATTGTGTAAACCACACCAATTTTATCAATCTCAGCTTGAATAGCAGTGTGGTTAAAAAGCGGAACATTCAAAGAAACTCCCATAGCATTATCATCACCATAGGTCATGAGCGCCACCTCTTTTTTGAAAGTGGCAACATCATATCCCAGACTGGCATACGCATAACGCATATACAGACCATTCACAATGGAATTGATAATGACAGTTAGTGGGTGCCCTGAAGGATTAGTTCCATAGAACATGACAAGCTCACCGCGAATATTCATCACGGGATAAGCCACATCCGTAGCTATTCCCATAATCATTCGATAGTTTCTGTCGTCATGCCCAGCTAGCGAGTGTAATTCGGCGATAATCCAATAAGCAGCCATGATGAAATCAGCTATCATGTGCTTATCAAACTTCGAGTAATCACCCGCAACAATTCGATCTGGTCCAAACTGCGTCAAATGCTCACGCAGCTGTTGCCACTCAATAGATTGGCACACAGTTCCTGGTCCTGCTTCAAAAACGAGCTTGTTGTCCTGTACCAACTTCACAAAAGAAAGTAAAGTTTTCCGAACAACCAACGACCAATGCACTGGTCCGCCTGCAAAAAGGCGAGTTTTAGAGGCTTCCCGCTTAGCAAATGTCACAGGTTCATCCTTAAGATGGCCCATAAACACTGGATAAGCGCGTCGTCCTTCAACATATGCGCTTTCAACATCACGCACCTTGGCCCAGATATCCTCTGGGAAATCAACTCCCTGAGGATATTTATCCGTTGAGATGCGGTCCAAATATTGCTTCTTTGTTTTGTTCCACGGAAAACCCATCGAACTGTTCGTATTGATCTTATCAACGAAACGAACGCCTGGCAATCCATTTACAGCCGCAATATCTGAAAGTTCCACTAATTGAGATTCCCATCCAGATGGCAGGTTGGCAATGATGTCCTTAAGATAAGCTTGCTTACAAGCTTTAAGGATATCGCGGTCATAGTTAACCTTTGGCACAACCATTTCTTTAACATTGTTCCTAATAGGTAGCCAACCCTCCATGTCAGGTTTCGTATAATTACAATCCTGACCATAGTGAGCTTCCATCTCCGCACGTAACGGTGTCGAAGTAACTCGCGATTTCGGTTTTGGAAGGAAACCTGGTAATCTACCGAAAAATTCAGCGGAACCATCCTCGATGAAACGGAAAACGCTCTTCGAATGAGGAGACACTAATTGAACGTCATCTTGAAGCGATAGCAGTGGAACGCCATCACTTGCGATGACCTCACGCGTGGCTTGCACTTGATCAGCACACTCATCCAATAACCACTTTGGTAATTCCATGATGGCTGCCTTATTTTCATAACCTGCCACATGCATACCTACAAAGCTATAACCTCGAGGCGTTTCAATCATGTACAATGTGCCGCAATCACCAGACTTAGTTTCTTCTGCACAAGTTCCAGTAAAAATGGGGAAATCTCCCAACAATCCCTTCAGTGGCATCACAAAGAAGTTGACACCCCATACTGAACGCAGATCGACAGATCCAGCTTTAGTTCTCCCAAATCCGATCATTTTACTAACGGGCACGGAATCACCCAGCCAAAATTTGGAGAGATCCCTAGCTGGAGGCATACTCGGTACATTGATAACCGCCAAATCATGATCCTGTCGAATCATGAAATCGGTGAATTTGGCTTTAAAAGTGATTTTAGGAATCACCCCAGCACTCATTTCACCACGCAAAACGGTGATCTCAAACACTCCACCTTTCAAAGTGTGCGCATTGAGAACCAATGTCGTGCCGCGGTAAAAGAAACCGCGGGTATATCCCTTATATGAGCCATCAAGAGCACATATGTGAAGATTCACAACATTGCGAGCAAACATGTCACGCACTTCCGCATGTGATTTACCAACCAAACTCGTCGATGACACAGGAAGATCCCAAGAGGTCAATTCAATGGTTTCTCTGTACCATACATTTGTCTTTTCTTCTTGTGGTAGATCATCCTCTGTTGTTCCGGCGATATTACCCTGTGGTTCCAACTTCTTATCTTTCCCAGTAAGGGAATAGATTGACAAAGCCATTGCAAACAAAGATAGAAAAGCTAAAGAAGCCTTCATCTTATTGTCGTGCACAACCTGCGATGCAGCAGCGTAAAAACGCACAAACTGCAGTGTAGGCAAATATGCCGCCACATAGCGTGAGAAAATTGCCTTAAAAGCCTTAAAGCTCGCAAGATAGGTACATACAGAGTGTACCCAAGATACTTGCATCCACCATGTAAGCCACTTAATGTACATCCACATAAATGTGGAGCAGCACCACGCAGCAATACTGGCAGAATCAACTTGAATTGCGCAAAAACAATCTTCTTTATAGGCGCAACAAACTGGACAGAGATCGACCTGTTTGACGAACTCTTCAGCAGCCTCTCCTTTAGCTTGGTTTACGACATGTTGCTTAGCAAAAGCTCCAAAATGTCGCACAAACTTGCGGATATCGGAAAACACTTCCACAACTTCTGTGGTAGCCAATTCACGACCGTCCGCACCAATATGAGGTACCAATCGCTTCACTGTTATAATCCAGAAATCTGGAAAACCAGGTGCAGCAGCTGGTAAGCGACTTGGTTCAATGAATACTCCATTCTCATGGGTGTATTCCGGTTTCGGTCGAACCTCAATGATATAGGGCAAACGACGCCGTACAGCCAACGGACAATGGAAATATTCGTTGGCATTAAGATGCTCACAATTTGTTGTAGCCATAACAAGCTTGGCCAAAACGGGAGTTTTGCCCTTGTCAGCTAAATCTGCTTGTGGCGGTGTGTAAGGAACGTTGTTGACTACGTTCAACAGCTCTTTAAGCGTCGGATCTATATCTCCAGTAGCCGATGGTCGGAGGAAGGCAATATCATCCATTTGGATAGCCCACATACTTGAGTCAAAATTGCTCCAGTATTCATCGGCCGGACACCGAGTATACAAATAATGATCATCTCGGTCCAGAGAGAAAATGGACGCATAAGAGTGAAACAAAACCTTCATGAATGAGGATTTTGCGACACCTGAGTGTCCATAAACCAACACACCTAAAGGAGCGTGGCGGCTTTTTAACGAAGCGCGTTTGGTTACCTCAGAATTCTTGAGCATCATAAGTGCCCCTAATTGCTTTGAAACGGGATTTGTTCGTTCAGCGCCCATTGATCGAAAGGCCTTGGCAAAACCTTGACCCTTTTCAATAGCATCATTTAAATCAGACAAAAATCTGAAATAGGTGGTACCATGCGGTTCTAAGTTGGCTGTAAACGGAGCCAATGCCAAAAGGCGAGCCGATGTGGCTAACCAATCTTCACATTCCTGACCCTCCTTAAAGAAGGAGTCTATGGAGCCTGTTTTGCGATAGCTCACAATACGTTCACAAATGTAAATCGTGGTTTCAACTACATGGAGCCACAAATTCACACGAGAGGTGTACTTACCGGATTGAGCTTTCTTGGAAAGGAAAATAAATTCCTCTTCCGTGGCCTCAATACCCAACTTGACTAGAATTCCTTGGACAAGGAAGTAAGTGTACATCTTGCGTAAGCGTTTGACAATACCGCTTTCCTTGACACTCACTGAAGTATCAAGGATAGAACGCATTGTTTTAGTCACTTCTTCCAAACCCTGCAACTCAGGGTTAGGCAAGAAGCGCTGCAAAATAGCAACCGCAAGCGGTTTGCCTGTGAAGCACATATACGCTGTCCGAGCAAGTGCATAATAATCCTCCCAAGTGGCACACGTTCGGTGCCAGTGGCGAAGTATCATGAGACCCTCGAAGATCTCAGCAAAACCACCATTGAAACCGGGTAGCAAGCGTATAGACTCCATTCGCTTCAACCCGGTGGCAATATAGTGTGTCATAACTTTCCAGTTATGAGCTGCAGCTCTATCGGCATCATCATCAGATTGTAGTACTTCTGTTTCAAACAATTGAATCTTCTTGACGATATCGTCGTGACTCAAACCTGCTAAAATCTGAAGTTGATCCAATGGGAGTGGCAAATCAAGCCACTCCAACTCTGTGCAGTGCTTGCGAATAACAAGCTGTTCAATTTCAACACTCATAGATCGTGTGAGAAATAGTGGATTTTGATCCAGGGGGATAAAACCACATCTGGATCCGCCATTACGACGTATAGTGCAAGCAATTGTTGCACCTTCGATAATACCCAACTCAATGGGATTTGAATCCACTGTGATAGGTTTACCATTCCAACTCATAAAAAAGTTGGTGTGGCACAAATCCTTCACAATAGTTTGATATACGGGGAAGCAATTATCCCTCACGATTGCGGTCCTATACAGACCTCCCACACGCACAAATACCTGAATAGGCGTAGGGAGTGTGGTCACAAATTCAGCTTCAAGTAATTCGGGTACGCTAGGTCCCGAATAGTTGGTGTCGTGCAATTTACTGCACGCATAGAGCAAAGCTCCGCATCCTACAATATCTTTGGCTGCATCTACATAGACGCGAGTCGATCGCTTGCTGAAAAATCGTTGCATTTGTTCGTTGTATCTGATTCGTAAGTGGTTTTCTCAGGGTTTCCACGGCCCCTTCCCCCTCATTTCTTCATCGGAGGGGTTCCGATTAGCTGGGTTATCAGCCTAGCACACGTCTTTCTCTAAAGACAATCCTTAATCTGAACTGGTTCATTACTCCAGCCCAATATAGTTTAAACGTCGGCACTACCTGTACGATTCGGATAGGTTCTATATTAGTTTCAGAAAAATTCATTTCTAAAGGTACTTAACGTGTCCACCATTCCAAGTCTTATTGATCTTAATTGATTTAAACACCACATTATTTCTAATTTGGATCTCAACTTGTTTATTTATTTTGTTTTCTGGGATCATACTAAATATGATGTCTCCATATAAGAAAGTTTTTTGGTTAACTTACAACACAAACAATAACATATAAAACGGGGATTTTGGTGAAACGAATTTAAATTTCCGCGCGTCCCGCGGGGTTGCCTTTATGCCTCTATCTAAGATAGCCGTTGCGAATACGCACTCCATGGATCTTTGTCCACTATGCGTAGCGATCAGTCGCTAAACTTATACAGTCAAAGAGCCATTAGTCCGTTATTAATGTAACGTAGGTCCGCTTCATCCTACAACTTTTGTAAGGAGAGGCTCACATGGTAGGCGAAAACCATGCTAGAGTGCTATAAAGCACTCCTAGCAATAAATATATATAATTGTGTTAAC